CTTTTTTACTCTCTTGTCAAGTCTATTTTTTGTCATTCCAATCGTATATTTGATTGAGTTTTAAACGTATTTCGTCTGGATTATCACCAAATTCTTTGACTAAACCTTGGTAACCTCTTAATTTTCTAACTTTTTTGTTTAATGTATCTAATTTTTTCTGTAGATTCTCTTGTTCATTTACTTTGGATAAATTCTTCTTCATTCGCCATTGTCTTAAAGATATGTTGGCTGCAATTAATAGTAATACAGCAAGCGGATCAAAAACGAATATAAGTATCATTATGACTATTCTAACTGCACTATCAAAATGACTTTTAGCGTCTTCACCATAAATCAATTCAGCAACATACTTTAATGGCCCTACTTCCGCTTCAATTTTTATTTGTTCTAACTCTAATTGTGATTTTGAATTGTTCAAATTCACTATTTTTGCCGTTGCTTCGTTTATGGTTTTATTCAGTAGGTCTCTTTCTTCTTTTTGCTTTGCTCTTTCTTTTAGTCCTCTAGTTACATATTCCATATCAATATATTTGTCTAAAGCTGCGTCTAAAGAATTTAAAGTCTTTTCTGCTCTATCAATAATGACTTGTTGTTGATTGATTTGTTTATCAATCACCTGTATATTAAGAGCATTACCTGTTGTAGGTTGTACTTGGTCAAGGTGTGCCTTTGATAGAAAACCAAAGATACCCATTGATGTAATGAATACTAAAACTATAATAGATGTAAAGAGATATGCTTTTAAAAGTCTTGGTACATCACTTCGCCAATTCTGATACAACCAACTGGCGGCAACTAATTTACCGACTTCTAATGCTGTACCCATAGCAATAATAGGTACAACTGCACCAGCAAATAGTGTTGCAAGTCCTATGATTGAATATCCTGCCGCTATAATAGATATACTAATAGCAGATAAAAATGTTAATAGTGTTAGAAACATAGCGTTATTATTTAGTTAATTCTTTTGGTTTATTAGGTGGTACGTGTGAATCTGTTTTAGTTTCTATTTCTATTTCACCTGACTTTTTTTCTTGTTCTCTTATCTTATCTATTATGTAAATTACTCTATCAGCATAATCGTCTGTAGTAGAATAATTGTGTAAAGTTCTTACTAATTTTTTTGGGTCTAATGGTTGATCCCACAATATCATTCTTCTTCTTGTATCTCTAAATTCCTCATAAGCATTATGATTGTTTAAAAGTTCTACAAAAAATTTAACACCTTGACATTTAGTATTAAAAATTCTAACTCCCCAACCTTTCCATTTAGTTCTACCTTCTAATAACATATGTGGTACTTTTTTATCATAAGTTCTTATACCAAATAAGTTATTACCCTCAACTGCAAATCTACTTGTACCCCAACCAGACTCTAATGCGGCCATACTTACTATCATTTCTACAGGCACTCGTTCATATCTCGGTGTTTCAAAGTTTACCCAATCAGCACATTTACGAACAGCATTAACAAACTGTATGTCATTATTGTACTGAAAAGCAGGTTCTTGTAAACCTAAATCATTTGCCCAATTTGTATAAAAGTTTTCTGCTTGTAGTCTTAATTTGTATTTGATGTATGGATTAGGAAAAAATGAACCTATTGCAAATACTAAAAATAAAACAGTAATACAACTGATTATAAATCTAAATGTATATTTAAATCTTTTTTGCATAATACTCATAACCGCCCCACTCTATACCATCTTCATCTGTAAATGATGGTATCTTTACCTGATAAAATGTTAATTCACTTTTTAATTTTTCTACTTTAGCAAAAATATGTTCTGCTTGTTTTAAAGTGTAATTATCGTAAATATCTTTCGCCCAATTACCAAGGTAATATAATTTGCCTGTACCTGGTAAGTTTGATGGTTTTGTTAGTTCAGTTAATTGTATGATTGCTTCACCGACCCTTGCTTTGATGTACGGATCTAGTTCTTTCACTTTTCTTCTCATAATATATATCTCTCTTTTTATAGGTCTAAACCTATTGCGTTCAGTTTTGGCCTAAAACTATAAAATAGTTTATTGTGATTTCCAGTATCACCTACATTAGCCATTTGATATAGATGTACCATTTCGTGTCCTAAAGTGTCCACAAACTCTTTCTTATTTCTGTATGTAGGCAACATTTCTAAATGATATGCTCTTGTGCCTTTTCTTTTCCACTCCCAAGCAATAACTTGACCATAACAGAATTTTTTACTTTCGTCTTTATAAATTTTTTTAATTTTAATTTCATTAAAAGGTGATAATATATTTTTGAATACTGCTTTGTTTATAATATTGAAATATTTTTTAATATCTTTATAAGTCGTTCTATACTTGTTACGACTCACTAATTCACGCTTAAGAATCTTCTTCACTCTTATACTCTTATTTGTGACCTTTCTTGGCATTGTTATCCTCTTTCCTTACTAATTTTAAACAATAACGTTTAATAAATTCTAATAAAAAAATCACTATACCAGTTAATAATATAATTCGTAATTCGATAGGTGTTGATAAAAATATATCAATCACTAACAACCCTTATCTTTGATTTTACTATCTTTCAATAACAAACACTTATGAGTTTTGTCTAACTCTAACCTCAATTGTGTCATCATATTATCCATAATATAGGGTAAGTATTGTTGTAAAATACTTGTCATTTGAATTGCAAATTGATGACCCATTTTTTGCATTTCACTTTCTAATAATTTAGCGTGATCTACATTTGTACCGTTAACCGTAGATTGGATAACGTGTCCCACAACTGCTGTGTGGTAATCACTTAACTTCTTTTCATCTGCACTTGCTATTGAAGAAAATATCCATAGCATACCTGCAAATAATATATTAATTAAAATCAATTTCTTAAACATAGTATAGTCCTTTCACTTTATTGATTATCATATATTTATAATAACACACTTTGACTAGGTAGTCAAGCGTTAAAAAGTGTTGATTTTATTGAGGTTTTGAGGGTATGGATTGTCGCATACCCTCTAAAAGTGTCTATTTTGTAGTGATTCTAACGAAATTATCGTCCCAACCAAAGGCTTCCTTGACTACGGCAGAGGTTAAACCTTTAAAGGTTGTGTTTAAGTTCTTTTCTTTAATTGCTATTAGGACTTCAGCGTCTTTTTCTTGTAGTCCTTCTAACATTTGAACAAACATAGTTTCTTTTTTTATTTTTGTAATTGTATTATTACCACCAACTATAAAATGATATAGTTTTCTTGCTTCTGATAATAAACTAGTATGTTCAGTACCAGCAGGCGCCTCATTCTTAATATAAGGTGGTACACCTTCAGGTAAATCCCATTGTATTTTAGGATCAAAAGCCGCCTTTAACAAAGACCTAATTGCTGGTGAATCATTTGATTTCAACACCTCAATCTTTTTAGGTTTATCTTTTGCGTTATTGATTTTTGTAAAAATCTCGTGTACTAATGGGGCACCTGAGCCTTCGGTACCGAGACCTTGTTTTAAGTTTCTTGTTGCTATAGCCATAATTTCTCCATTTTAAAAGTCATTAATCTTATCTATCAAAGACTTCAATTTTTTATCTATAAAATAAGGTAACAGTAGCGATCTGTCTTTTACTTTATAGTTCTTATATGTATTTATAATGTTATTTTCTATCGTTAATGGTATTTGTGATAAGTCTATTAGTTTCTTATTTCTATTATAGTATTTTTTTGTTTCTGCACCTAATGGTATGTTTTCTATATCTGTCCATTCTTCTAATTGTTTTGCTCTAATAGGTTTTTGTCTTTCATTTCTTACAAAGATTTCATCATCACTTAATATGTTAGGTACACCGTCTGATCTGTCACCTTTTATAATTTGTTCTCTTAAAAATTTTACAGGATCCTCGTTTTCACCTATATAACCTTTTAATAAAGGCGACCATTGATATACATTACCATAATGTTGTAGTTGTACAAAGTCTTTATCACCTGAAACAATTAAATACTTGTCTTCGGTTTGTTGTTTAACTAAGGTAGCAATTATATCATCTGCTTCTGAATTTTCTACATACATCACAACGTAAGGAAAGTTATCTCTTACTTCGTTTTTAATTTCAGTTATGATATTAAATATATTATCCCAATCAAATGGACCATCTAGTCTTGCTTGTTTTCTACTGTACTTGTAATTAGGAAAGAA